CAGGAACAATTCCAGATGCAGTTTTCCCGGCAACACTTCCAACAGTTTCTGGTGCTAACTTAACAGAATTAAATGGATCAAATATATCTTCAGGAACCATAGCAGCTGCTAGAGTTGAAACCCTTAATCAAAACACAACAGGAACTGCTGCTAATCTTTCGGGAACACCAAATGTTATTCTTGGTGTAACAACAACTGGAAATCTTTCATCACAAACTATTACAGGAACCTCTATTACAGGAACCTCTATTACAGCAACCTCTATTACAGGAACCTCTATTATAGGAACCTCTATTGGTATCGGAACTTCTTCACCCGCTAATACGTTCCAGCAGAGAGCAACTGGTGCTACAGAACTTCAGGTTACGAGTGATACTGCATCGGCAAGTGTAACTATTGGTAGAGAACCAGGAGTTGATAATACAAATAATGCTGAATTTAGATATGGTCATGATGCATCAGGATTCCCATTCAGCAACGAACAATCACTTGATATAGTAAATTATGGAACAGGTAACTTTAATTATTATCTAAGTGCTAACAATGCTTTTGCCGCGGCAGGAGATTATATTTGGCATAAAGGAGCAAACAATTCTCAGTTAATGTCTCTCACCAAAGATGGCAATTTGGGAATTGGAATAACAAATCCAACACATAAATTAGACGTTCAAGGAATATCTACTTTCACTGATGCGGCATATTTTGAAAGCACACTAGAAACTGGTGGTAATTTGACTGTTGGTGGAGATTTAATTTTTAGTGCTAGTGCAAATATTACTGCAACTCTTAGAGGTAATGTTGAATCTGGAAATGGTGGTAATGTAGTTCTTACTGTTCCTGCTGGTAATGATGATCCAGTAGAAAATGCCGAAATAAAAGCAAGAGTTGTTGGTGGGGCATCCACAATTACTAAGTTAGAAGTTTCTGGATCAGGACATAGCAATCCAGTATTTTCTGTTAGAACTGGTGCCGCAAGTACAATTTCAGTGGCATCAGATGTTGTTATAAATGTAAATGATGAAGCTAAGAATAAATTTGTAGTTACAAGTAATGGTGGGATAGGAATTGGAACCACAAATCCCGAAAATACTTTAGATATGAGGTTTGCAGAAAGACCGGTGGTGTTCCCAAATATATCTACATCAGAAAGAGATGACTTAGCAGCACCGGTCAATGGAGGAATTTCAACATCTTCAGGATCTGTAATTTATAATACAACAACTAATAAACTTCAAGTTTATACCGGTAGTTCTTGGGTAGATTTACACTAATGACTATTAAAAGTTCAGGACCATCACTATCATTTACAGAAATTTCTAATGAGTTTGGAATTCCTCCAAATAGAAATCTTGGTGCATATAGAGTTGATGTTGATATAGGATCTCTAAGTGAATTAGCATTAGATTCCGGTATTCCGCAAAGTGGTGCTATATCATTTAGTGATTTTTATGGCAAAAAATTAAATATAGTTGTGGAGTGCACTGGTGGAAATCGTGCCACTGCAAATTATAGTGATGGTGTTGTTGTTGGTGGTTTTAAAAATAGACCATCAAGAAATTCTGGAGGATGGCAGGGAGGTAAAAAGATATTCATTAATGTAACAGGAACATATAGTAGTAATGATGCTAGTGATAGTGAATTTGCACTCAAAACCGGAAATAGTTCTGTTTGGCCATCCGGAACAGACATGGTAATTGATCTTGGTTCTAATTCAAAAATTGTGGGTAGAGGTGGTAATGGTGGAAGTGCTAGTGGTGGTGACGGTGGGAATGGATCTAATGGATTAAGATATTTGAGTGGTGCTACTCTAAATTTTGATAAGGACGAAGCTACACAAGAGAATGGGGCATATATCTCCGCAGGAGGTGGTGGAGGTGGTGCAGGGGGCAGAGCAGAACAAAATGACTGGGGTGATAATAATGATGCCGAAGGTGGTGGAGGTGGTGGAGGAAATGGACTTCCTGCCGGAAATCGTGGTAATGGAAATGGTGGTGGGAGTGATGGTAGTTTAGAAAATGGTGGATCTGGCCGGAATGGAGAAGATGATTCTGAAGCAGAAGGCGGTAATGGAGGTGGTGGAGGTTCCAACGGTGGAGATGG